CTTTTTGATAAAATACAATTTCATTCCCAACATCTAATTCTCTTTGACTAAACATACATTTAGAAAATGCTTGACCTAATCTAATTAATATAGGTTCTAAAGTTTTCTCATAAAATGCCTGGTAATCATCATCATTGTATACACCAGTTAAAATTGGTATTGATACTCCAAACCAATTTAAGACTTTATCCTGAAGAAATTGCATTGTATCTTTATCTATTAATTTAGGATCTACATCTAACGGAATATAATCACCTTTTAAATCTAAAGCAGCCATTCCAGTATCACCACTTGATATAGCTTCTTCTAACCTTTTTCTTTCTGCTTTTTGACCTTCATCATCCATCATTGTATTAATTTTTAAAATACCTCTAATACTTAAGCTAGTTTTTATAGCCTTTCCTACACCTTGCAATGTTGTATCATTTATATCTAATACTTTTAATAGCGCTGTATTGTCAGGTTGTCCATTATAGCCACCACCCATTATGTCATTTACACTAAATTTCTTTCTGATATGAATTACATCAGAATATGGTAATGTATAATCTTTACCACTACTAAAATAAAATTTAACAAACATAGTTCCAATAGGATCTTGTAAAAATTCTACTTGTATCGGATTTAAAGGATAAAATCCAGTATAAGAAACCTGTTTATTCCCATTTACATCAGTATAAGTATCATAAGTTGGATAAATGAAAACATTGTAGTTCATAAATAATAACCATATACACTTTTCAATAAATTCTGATGTTGTCATAAGCTCATTAGGAGCAAATTTAAACAATCTATTTATACTAGATTTAGGTGCCTGCTGCAGGCCTTGGCTATTAGTGAAAATATGTCTTGGTTGAAGCTTACTACATTCAGAAGCTATAATATCTATACAATTTTGAACTATGTCAGATACATAAATATTCTTACCAAATTGACTAAAAGTAGGATAACTACCATCAAGCATTTTTGCATACTGTAATGTTCTATTGGATTGATTATTGTTAACTAAACTTTGTAATAACATCTACTATCCTCCTTTTCTTGCAACAAAAAAAGCAAATGCAATACAGCAAATGCCTAATACTATATATCCAGCCGGAATATATATTTTAAATACACCTATAGCTAATAAAATAATACCTATTATTAATAAAATATCATCTGTGCACTTTAAAATTATTTTTAAACATTGTTTCAGCATATTAATCACCCCCTTATGCAGTTCTCTTTACTAACTCTAAGAATGTAGGTCTATTATCGATATATACCCTATAACAAATTATTATAGTTACAGCTCCATCAATCTTTTTATCATCTTGCCCTTGAACTTTTACTGGCATTATATCTTGTCTACTATTTATAACAAATGCAGTATTTTCAAGGCACCATTTATCTACTGGATTATCATTGTATATTATCAAGTTCTTTTTTAAATCCATTTCCACTAACCTCATAGGTTCGCTCATCGTTCCAAAATCCTGATTAACTCTTGTACAATCAAATCCGTAACTTTCCATTTCTTTAACCCAATATATAGCACTCCATTTGTCATATCCGGTGCTAAATACTCTTATATTATAGTCTTTATATAATTTATAAAACCATGCGCTAACTAATCTAAAATCATTTTCATTTCCTGGACAGACTGTGATATATCCATCTTTTATCCATTGCTCGAATTTTGGCAAATCTTCTTTTGATAGATTTTCTAGCTTTGTTTCTGGAATGAAATAATGTTGATAAAAATATTTATGATCATCATCCGGTTTCATAAGCATTATTCTTGCACTTGTTAAATCTCCAGTCTTTGAAAGGTCTCCTGCCCCTATTGCAAAGCAATTTCTGAACTTTTCTAGATCAAATATTTCTTTATTTTCAATATCTTCTGTAGATAACCATGCTGCTGAATTATTTTGTTTAATATTAAAGTCTTTTGATAGTACAAATACTTTAGTAGGTTTACTTGTTTTAGCTTCCTCTATCATTTGTCTCAAGAAACTTTTTTTCTTTACTACTCCTAATGATGGATTAGATTTATAATGACTATTTTCATCTTGCCATACTTCTCTTTCATTATCCTGAGTATAAAGCCATATTAACCAACGTGGCCTTTCAAGTTCACCATCTAATACTTGTCTAGCTTCTTTTAATCTACCATCTAAGTATCCATCATTAACAACACCTTCTGTTGTCAACTCAAAATACAATGGTTCTTCCTGAGTTGATAGTGCTTGTCTAATAGGCATTATAGAACTATTATCTTTAAGCTCATGAACTTCATCTACTGCTCCTACTCCAATGTTACGACCTTCTTTTGCTCCTGTCTTGGCAGATATCTTTTTGATTGTGCCTTTATTTTGATATGAAAACTTTCCTTTTTTCTTTTTAGTTTTAGGATTACCGAAAAACATACCTTTTATAGTTTTTCTAGTTCTTTTTTCTAGAGATGGACTGTCCTCTCTCATTGAATTTATAGATTGAAACATTAAATCAGCAGATTCATAGTCATTGCTAGAACAAAGTATCTTAAGTCCCAACGGACCACAGAACCACTCGGCTAAACATATTGCAGATACTAAAGGAGTTTTACCATTCTTTCTTCCAACTAGAAATAATACATCTTGATATAATCTTACTAACCTTCCTATTTCTTCATCATATATTTTGAATGAATATATAGCTTCAATAAAAGCTTTTTGATAAAGCAATAATAAAAATGGTTTACCAGCAAAAGGTGCTTCACTGTGCTTGCATTTTTCTTCTATGAATTTAATTCTTTTATGCGCATCTGAAAAATCTATAGTTATATCAGGATCATCAAAGTGAATTAATAAAATATCTAATTGTTGCATTAATTCATGGCCAATAATTATTTCTCCACTTTTGCATTTTTCAATGTATTGCATCAACCATGAATATTGGCCATTATAAGTACAATCAATTATATTAGGCATTTAAATCATTCCTTATATTCTTTTAATAATAATTTGGATTCTTCACTTAATTTTCTACCACATATAGGGCAATACTTAATATCTAAACAGCCTTGAGCAAGTCCATGTCTATATAATATAATTCCAGGAGTATCATTTTCTAACTGTACTATTTGAACTTTGTTAGGTTGTGTCTCTTCGCTTAATGGACTTTTAATAACATTAATAGATTTACCATATTTGCCTTTACAAAATTCGCATTCTTCCATTAATAATCCCTCCTATTCAAATTCATCCATATCATCATCTTCATCATCAATTTTCTTTTGTAAAACACTACTAAGAGATTTAATTACAATAGAATAACTATTAAGATTTTGCCTATATTCTTTTGCTGCCGGTAAAGGTTTTTGCAATGTTTGGTTGCTTGGATGAAATTTAATCATACCTGTTTCATTTAAACTTTGCTTTATGATGTAATTTTCTGCATATAAAAAAGCTGCATCTTGGATTAATCCCTCAACCAGCTTTTTGTTTGATTCATCTACATCATTAAATATTTCATTTAATTTATTTAATTCTTTGTTATAGGCTTCTTTTTTAGTCATTCTTTCACCTTCTCCAAATAGCTCATTTTGTTTTAAGGTTTTTCAAAAAGTCTAAACCAATTTTCAAAATTTTCACTGTGTGTCGTAATTGGGTTCCCTATACGGTTAAGAGCAGATCTCCTAAAATCCATAGGTGGGGGGACTATGAATATTTTTCAAACCACTCAATAATATATTTTTCCCATTCAGCAGTCCTATACTGCCTATCCTTATCTATATTAAGTCTTGCATAGCACTCGCCTTCGGTTGCTTCTATATAAACTAACTCTGCCCCTAGTTCTTCTGCTAGTCTCTCTCTCTTAAACCTATCTGCATATCCTCCAATAATCCAAGCATTGTACCACTTACCATATCTAGTAATTATATTATCTATCAATAAAGTTCTTATATTTATTACATTAGTTAATAAGTTATTAGGCTTATCATATGGTTGTTGCATACTTACTGCTTCATATAACTTATCCATATCAACTACTATATCTCCACGTACCATGTTCTCTTTAACAAATGTTTTCTTACCGCTTAAAGGTGGACCATATACAATATATACTTTCTTTCCAGGCTTATATCCAAACCTATGATGTTCTTTATCATGACAACTATGGCATATTAATTCAATTAGATCTGGGTTAAGACTTATACTATAATCATTCACATTCTCAGGAGTTAGATCTGTTTTATGATGTGCATGTATATCAATAGGATTAACTATTAACTTTCCACACTTCTCACATATAACTCCACCATGTTCCTTACTTCTTTCCAATATTAAGTTAAGTCTAAAGGTCCTCCATACACCTGAAGCATAGAATGTTTGTAGTATTGCATATCTAGCCATTAACCAACCTCAACTTCTCTAAATTCTTTTCCTTAAATATTTTAAGTTGCAATTCAATTGATGCTTTATTGGTTGATTCTATTGTTTTTAAGTCAGACTTCTTTAATCCAAATGCATTATATATATATTCCTGATTAACCATCTATCTTACCTACATAATCTAAGTTTGATTCTAATATAACAACTTTACATCCAAACTTTTCTGAATACTTTTCTTCGGTTTCCTTAACATCTGTTAATCCTCTATTTCTTAAGATCACTATCGATTCTTTTCCACTCTTAATTTGTTTGGGTTTATCTCTTTTAATTTCTTTATGATCTTCAACTTTCTTATCATTTTCCATAATAGATTCCCTCCTTTAAATTTATCTGTTGAATAACCTGCTTGTGTTATAACTTCAAATTCTCCATCGACCTCAATTTCATCTGGAATTAATTCTATTATTGCTTTTGGAGGTTTTCTCCCATCTGCAATTATTTCTATATGCGTAACCCTATTTAGTGCTTTATCATCAATCAATATTTTCTCAGCATGAAAGCCTTTTGATTTTAATGTAAGTTTCATAATTATTCTCACCCTTTTATCATTTATTTTTAATAACTGATTCACCTACCATATTTTTGATTCATCTATATTCTTTTGATGCTCAAATCTTTCTTTTTCTAATTTCATCTTTTCTTTAGCTACTTCTTTTTTATGAGTTAATTCTGGATTATCTATTTGTACTTTTAATCTTTCAACCCTTAACTTTTGTTCTTCAGTTACACTCTCCCAATTAGCATGAATCATATCATCATATTGTTTTAATAATTTAGCTAAGGTATTATAAGCTTTTGATTGAGTGTTGATAAGATTAGCTTCTTTATCCCAAGCATATTGTATTTCATATTCCTGTGACTCCATCTTATCCCCACTAGATTCCTTCTTAAGTTCTTTAGTCATATCATTCTTATCTTCTACGTGCATTATATCTTGCATATGAATTATTCTTGCTTCTTGTAGACAAATACTTCTCCATAACTTTTCAATGGGATTCTCTATATCTAGTTCTTGCATAATGTTTTTAACTGCTAAAGGTATTCTACTTGAATAACTTCCATACTTAAAACTATTTACATTCCCTTCTGGAGCTCCACCTTTATTCCCAACTGAATTTTTATTGCCATATGGAGCACCAACTTTATTGAATCTCTTTTTCCATTTATCTAATGTTCTCCAACAATTAATATTATTT